GTAGTGGCCAAGCATTTCTTGGACGTATAATCAAGTCAACTGAAAAACTTTTCCCACTAGCGGTATATTCAACAGTTAGCGTTCCTGGGTCGGTTCTAAAACCATTTTTTGTCATAAAGTCAGCCAGTGCCCATTTACTAGCACTCATTTCTATCTTGGCTTTTTTAGCTGGATCTGCCATAGCGTTGGCCATAGCTTTTGGACCGATTGGTTTTGCACTTGCGGCATTGTATGCTTCAACATTGGGTGGAAAACGTCCTACTAGTTCTGCAGGGTCAATCATAATGTCAATATCACCGCTGTCTTCTCTTCCACCACCACCATAGTCGTGTTCAGGATCAAAACTACCAGCACCGCCAGCAGTCCATCCTGCTTTAATTCCTGCTTTGATTAGAATAGGATTTAAAACATTTTTAGCGGCAACAAAGTCGTCTTTGTTTACTCTAGAGACTTCAACTCCTTGACTAGCAAGCCTTTTACCACTTTCAATTAACAGTTCAAATATTTTCATTTTTAACTCTCATTACACGCCGTATTTGTTTCGTTTAGGTTTTGCAACTGGACTAACAACGTTGGTTGTTTTTAATTCTTGACTAGTTAAATCTCCGTGATTTAAATCTTTCCATTTTGCTCCTACTGCCTTGTAGGCTTTTTTAAGCATTTCTTGTTCTTGGGGTGTATATGGGTGAGTAGTCTTACTTTTGTCAACCCAACTTTTAGCATCCATATCAGGATCGTTTGTACCATCTGTACAAGCAACTGCCATACCTAAACGATATGACACATAGTCGCTGTTTCGTCTTTCAGCATCAGTATATAAATTTATACCAGTAGTTGACATGCCTTGTCGTTTAGATATTGCTCCTGCCTTAATTTCAGTTATAAATTCTTTTGCTCTCATTGGAAATATCCTTTAACCATATCTAGACCTTTTTGGATCTTTTCTCTGTCTGCATTGGCACGTGCAATAGCATCTGGGGTTTGTGCTTTGTCACGCTTTTTACCAGCAATGTCAATTTGTGCTTTTTCTTCGTAACGTTGCCAAAACTTATTCATAAAATCTTGTGCAGAGTTAAAATTTTGTAAATCACCTTTACCAAACATACCACTTGCTTCTGCACTTGAGGCAAATCCCTTCATACCATTAACTAGTTTGCTTATTTTAACATCGTTAATGTCGTTGCCAGAGAACTGTTTGAGCATGGGATCAATTCTTGGATTGTTCACGCCCATACGTTTGGCCAAATACATAAACACATCTAATATAAATGTTTTTGGATTTGTTGTCACTGTGATTATTTGTGTATCTTTTTGTTTACTAAACGGCACACGTTGGTCATCAATTACTTTAAGTTGTACTCCAGCATGTTGAATACTCATGTCAAGTATTTCACCAAATACACTGTACATGTTACCTGACAGTAAACCTTTGATACCACGTTCTGGAGTTACACGAGTAGCACCCCAATCCGCCATTTTTTGCTCATGCCACATAAAGTCAATTTGAACATAGTCTTGTTTACCAACTTGGAAAATTGGATGACCAGGTTTGCTTTCAGTTGTGTCTACATACGCAGGATTTGCAGTCTTAACAAAATCATCTGCTAGTTTATTCCAATAACCACTAAACTGTCCGTAAGTTAATCCTTCAACTGGCGGTGCAATCATTTGTAAATCAATATCGCCATAAATTGTATCTGGTCTTTCAATGGCGTCTTGTTCATGGTATGCACTGCTACCTGTTGGTCTTCCACGTTTAATTTGACCAACGTTTTTATTTTTAATAAAGTTATTGAAATCAACAACAAATCGATCTACTACAGATAAGGCAACACTTACAATTTTAGGATGTAGTACAGTGTTTTGTGTTTTGGTAGTATCCCACCCGCCTTCAAATAGATCTTTAATACGCATGATGGTCCTTATTCAAATACTTCTGGAAACTTCTGACCAAAGTTACGCATTATTACGCCTGCAACAGAATTAGCTTCATTTTCTTCTGGACTACCTGTGGCACCAACATCGTCCCCTTCAAGTTGTCCGTCTAAATCTTGTTTATAGTGAGTTAGTTCATGTGCTAGTGTTCTAAACACATCAACTGGGTGTCTATCCTTAGTGGATAAAATTATTGATTTTTCGCCTGGCTGATAACCGCCAAATGATTTGTGTGTTACTGAATATTCTTTGTTATCTATGAGATTAATTTTAGGTAACGATTCAAGACCCAATTCTTCAGAACAGTGTTTAAGAAAATGATTTAAAAGAGTAGGATCAATCCTACCTTCAAATAACAGATCTCGTATCTTCATCTTTTTTATTCTTCTTTGTAGTAATATTTTCTTTATTGATCTTAATGAGTTGTTTTATCATCTCATTTCTCATTGCTTTTGGAAAAAGTTTGTTTGGATCTGTTTTTAATTCTTTTTCTTTATAAAATTCGATGCAACAGTCGTTGATAACTTTTACGTAATCTTTACGTAAATCTTCATCTTTAACGTTCTTATTGTGCTTGTGGATCAGTGGGAGAAGTTTCTCTCGATAGATGTCATTATCATCGAGTATAAAGGCCATGACGTCCTTACGTATTTGGTCGTCATTTTCTTTCTCTTCTGGTTCAGTTGTATTCTGACTAAAAAATTCAAATAATTTCATGATATATGTGCCTTACTCACCCATGGTAAAGGTACCATGATTTTAACTAT